TGGAAGGTTATCATTAGATCTAGGTGGTATCACAATATCGTTAGGAGTTATTATAGCATACTTATAATTATACATCCTACACGTCCGAATTGCAACCTTTCCATCCACTTCTATAACTGCCATCTCTGCCTCATCCTGTTCATGTAATAGCATTGCATATCTTTCTGCATCATCTTCTTGCTCAAATAGAAACAATACCTTATCTCCACTAGAGTCTTCGACTGCAAATGCACCCTCGTCTTTATGTTCTTTAAGTGATAGAAGAAACATTATTCTACTTCACATGCCTGTGAATAAATTTTCCTAAGTATTCCTTTAATGATTGATTTGTCACAATCAATTTCAGATTCATCAATATAACGATTTAAAATCGAAATAGTGTTCTCTGTTTCTTCAACTTCAAAGTCATCATTGCCTTGAATATTAAAATTTTCAACTATTTTTAATTCTTGAACACCAATAGCACTTAATTTATCTATAAATTTTTCAAACTCTTTTTGGTCGGTTTTCTTCTTTACAATAACTTTTACAATTTTACCCTTATATTCTGTAGTATTGAATAACTTATGATTGGTATCTTCATAATAAACATTATAAAAAAGTCTATATGGATTATTAACTGGTGTGTGCTCTAAAGTTTCAGTATCAAAGATATGGAAACCTCTATCATCCTTCACATCATTCCAAAACATTTCATATGGATTACCAAGATAATAAATCTTACCATCCGTAGAACGTGTATGATAATGTCCAGAATATACCTTTTCAAATTTATCAAAATATTTAATATCCATGCCATCTTCCATCATATGCCCACGGGTTGCTTGGAATCCATTTAATTCCAGATGTCCCATAGCAACCTTTGCTTTCGATTTTTGAATAGCATCAATACTTATCTTCTCATTCTCTTGGTTAATCCAGGGAACAAGTAATATTTTTAATCTACCAAGTTTTATTTCCTGAGTCTCTGGATATATTATTACATTATCATATTCTTTCAATAACAAATTAACTGAACTAACATCATTAGTATTCTTATAGTAAATATCATGATTACCAATCACTGTGTGAATAGTAACTCCCATTTCTCTAAGAGGGTCGAAATAATTAACCTTTGCCCACTCTAATGATGATATATCAATGTTTCTACGATTGTCAAAGGTATCACCCATGTTTACAATAGTAGTAATTTTATGTTCTTTCAGATATGGAAAGAAAACGTTATCGTAAAACTTTTTGAAATAATCATGGAAAAGTTTTGAACTTTTACGAGCACCAAAATGTTGATCGGTTATTATTGCTACTTTCATTACTTACGCATTGGAACATCAATAGTCCATGATGGTGATTCTAATTTAACCATCTTAAATTGCTTCCTATTCTTTTCCATCTCAGTTAACTGTGCTTCACGTCCAGGTTTGGGTTCTATATCACCATACTTTGTTTCATCAAAATGTAAAAATCTTTTGATAGCACTATCAGTAAGTTGACATAATACATTCCAAGTAAGAGATGATCTTAATTCAAGTGCTATTTCATCAATATCATTGTCATCAAGAAACTCACCTTTGTTTATTTGTTCAGCAAAATCTCCATGCTGAGTTAAAAGTTTAGCCCTTTTCTCTACCAACTTATTAAAGTTAATAGTAACCTTTATGTCGTCGTCAATTGCCATTGTTATCTATTAGAAGATTTGTACTGAATGTTGTCTTTAATTGTATTATAATCAGAACTACTACCAGATAAAGCGGTATCATCTACCATCATAACTTCATCAAATCCTGTTCTTTCTATAATCTTTGTTTTAATTTCTAACTGTTTTTTCTCTTTCTGTATTCTACGTAAGAAAGCATAGTGAATAATCTGAGTGAAATATGCAAAAGGATTCTTAGACTTTTCAGGATCGAAATTATGAATATATTGAACACAATTCTCGATGCCATCAGATATCATATCTTCCCTAAACATATAGTTTACGAAATTTGGTTTATATGATAAATGAGTAGCAATCTTTAAAAAGCATTCACCAAGATAATTTGTAATTCTTGGTTTTGGTAAATCATTTTCTTTTGCATGAGCAACTTTTGCCCTATAAACAATTAATGCCTCTAAAAGTTGTTTATTATTTACATAGTGTTCAGACTTTTTCCTAACCATAACATTATTTTATTGTTATTTAATGTTGATTCTATTATAGCATACTTTTGGGGCTTGACAAGGTATCCAAATATCAGTAGAATAACTCTGTCAGGAGTGAAGGGAAAATATTAGCTTTCTTTTTTATCTTTTTTAATCTTATATACTCCTTCAAGATACTTACGGGCATCGTCTACAGTTGATATATATCCCATCTTATTTGTCAATTTACTTTTAACATCATTTCTGTGAGTTTTATTAACTTCACCTATTTGATTAATATCATATCTTTCATCTTCAAGATAGTTATTATAGATGTTAATTATTGAATTATCTTTTATCTCAGTAACAGTTATAACTTTATCCCATCTAATTACAATTGGATCATCTCCAGGAATATTCATCCAAGTTTTTACCTTTACAATAGAACCTTCTGGAGTTGAAACCATTTTCATAGTTACTGGATTCTGTAACATAATAAGAGGATTGTCAGTACCTTCCTCAACAGATACTACTGAGAACAGTTCTTCTCCGCTAACTAATTTTATTGATGCGTAGAATTCATTATCCATTTAGTTTTTAAGAGGTACTGTTACTATGTCATAATTAAAATTCTCTTCATTATAAACTTTAATACGTTCAATTAAATGATTGAGGGTGTAATTTTTTCTAGATTTATAAGTAATATCATCAGCAATATCATATAACGTTGCTTTAATTTTATTATCTCCTTTTCTTAGGACTCTTCCGATAGATTGGAGATTTCTAATTCTAGACTTAGACGGAGAAGCAAAAATGACGTTATGAAGATTTTTAATGTTAATTCCTGTGGAGAAAGTTCCATAAGATGCAATAATTATAGCGTTATTTTCACGTTCAGTGATTTCACGCACTTGTTCTCTACTTTCAGTATCTACACCACCATGTACAAAAAATACCTGACGATTTTCAATAATGTTACTATTATTTATTAAATTATATAACGGTTCACCATGTCCTTCTACTCTAGCAAATAGTATTAATGTATTTCCTTTTAAATCTAATGCTAGATTTTTAATAAAGTTATTTCTACGATTGTGTCCGATAATATATTGAACTTCTTCTTCAAAGTTTTCAAATTTATTCGGTGGGTGTTTCAATAGAAGCACATTGATATCCAGTTTGGCAAGATGCCCTTTCTTCATTAACTCGTCAGTTTTAATGATTTTATAGGAAGGACCAAACAATCCCTCAAGAACCCATTTATGTGTTTGAGTTCCATCAAGTGTGCCAGTAAATCCAAACCTATATTTGGCATCACTAAGTTTTGTCATTATAGATATAAGTGATTTCGATTTAAACTGGTGAGCCTCATCCCCCACCACAACAGAGAATCTCTCAAAATATTTTCGGGGAAGTTTGTAGATTGATTGCCAGGTAGTAATGATAACTTGAGAGTTCGTCTCTCTTTCTTTACCTGCGTATATCTTGTGACAAAATGAACCAACATCCCATCCATAGTCTGCAAAGTCTTTATACATTTGCTCTACAAGCGAAGTCGTTGGAACAACTATCAGAGTACTTTTCTTATTTTCAACGTAATATCTCACAATCGAATATATCATCAACGACTTTCCTGAAGCAGTTGGAGATATCAACAATTTTCTATTATGTCGTAAGGCATCGTATACTCCATCAATCTGGTATGATCTGGGTTGATGGCGACAAATAGCACTCATATAATCTTTTACACCTTCTTTAGATATACCCTCATTTACTTCAAAGGGTAATCCGTAATGTTTATTATCTCTAAATTCGTACTTATAACCGTGATCTTTACAAAATTGTATAACTCTATCTAATAACCCAATATATATTTCTCCAGTTTGAGTATTAAATAATCTTATCTTACCATCCCAAAATTTCTTTTTATAAGCAGGTGAAAACTTTGCACCAGGTACTTCAAACGTAAACTGATCCGCTAACTCATAATAAACATGAGGTTCTGCTTGAACACGCAAAAATACCTCATTCTTTTTTGATATAACCAAATGTGACATGACATAGTGTTCATATAGAGATATTTAGTAAGATACTAAAATACTAAATAAATTAGTTTGACCAAAATCAATGACAAGCTTGATTGAACCAAAGAAATATACCAAGACACTGGAGCGTTTACGCTCCTTTTTTTTGGCCAAAGGTTTCTATGAAGTCCATACTCAAAACCGTTTAAGTATTCTTGCTGCATGTGAAGATCCAGAAACAGTAGCAACCTATAACTATAGTGGAGATGTGTGGCCTCTACCACAAACAGGACAGATGTGGTTAGAGTATGAATTACTTAAAAACCCTGAAGCACCAGGATTCTTCTGCCTATCAACTTCATATAGAGCAGAACCAAATCCTGTTCCAGGTAGACATGAAACAATCTTTCCCATGTTTGAGTTTGAAATGCATGGAGGTGTAGAAGAACTTGAAAAGATGGAAATTGAATTGTGTGAATATCTAGGTATACCTTTAGATGAAGAGAATATTAATACCTATGATGATTGGACTAATCAGTACAATACCAAAGAACTTGAACATGAACATGAAGAGAAGATTGGTAGAGGTATGATTACTAAGTTCCCTGAGTGGACATCACCTTTCTGGAACATGTCTAGGAATGATGATGGTACTAGTAGAAAGATTGATGTAATCTTGAATGGTATGGAAACTATTGGTAGTGCAGAACGCAGCACCGATAAGAAACAGATGCGTGACACATTCCATACTATCTCTAATGGTGAATATGCTGAACTACTCTATAAATTATTTGGAAAGGAAAGAGTAGAAAAAGAACTAGAAGAGTTCTTAGAATTCGACTTCTTCCCTAGAAGTGGTGGAGGAATAGGAGTCACTCGCATCATGCAAGCAATCCCTGATTAGGGATTTCT